TCTATCTTTAGGCTCTATCCAACACCCACCGACTGGGTAGAAAACAGTATTAGGTATTGTTTCTAATAAAACCTTATCCCACGTCCATACGGAAGAGAATTTTTTAAAATTTTTTCTTACGAACCTATATCCAGCAGCCTTTACTTCTTCAGGCTCTAATAACCAAGCTATCGAATTTGTAGAATTAATTAGTTTAATACACTTATCGGTATAGACAACTAATTCGTTATCACTATCTTCCCTAACCCACTCAATAAATTTTGATTTATTAACAATAGGGATCGGGTTATTACTAAATTCACAATGTGAAAAGGTCTTATCTATTAATCTAATTTTTATACGATTATCCATTCTTCAGGAATAATATCGCAATTTTTTGATTTTTTTATTCATTTACTATATCTGCGATAAATTTAATATCTGCTTCCGATAAAAACGGATGATTAGGTATATAGAAACCTTGTTTATCTAATAACTCGCAGTTCGGAAATGTTTTGCACGCTTGATCTTTTAAATATTTTTTCACGAACGGTTTTTGATGCATTGCTCCTGCAATTAAAGGCCTTACTTCAATATTATTTTCTTTTAATCTACGTACTATATCTCTTCTATTTTCTACAACAACAGGATACGCAAAATTAGAGATAAAATCTTGATTTTTTTCTTCTAAGTTTAATTTGTTATTAGTAATAAACTTTTTATACAACTTATAATTGTGATTACGAGTTAATTTGTAGCAATCTAATTTTTCTATTTGTCTTAAACCAAGATATGCTTGTAGGTCAGTACTGCGTACATTAAACCCTGGATAAAAAAATGTATACAAACTTGAAAATTCATCTACCTCATATTCTTTTCTCCATTTAGTTTGATAACTTGCAGTACAGTCTCGATCCCAACCATGACTTCTTAAGCTAACTAATAAATTATATAATTCTTCGTTATGTGTATTAATAAAACCACCTTCTATTGTCGATAAATGATGACCGAAAAATAACGAAAAACAGGAACTTAAACCAAATTGTCCTAGCATTCTATTATTACTTTCAGACCCCATAGATTCACAAACATCCTCTAATAATATAACGTTGTATTTACTACACAGTCGAACTATCTCGGCCATATCTGGTACAAAACCTAACACAGAAACTAAAAGAAATACCGCCGGGTCTTGCTCTATAAATACTTTTTCTAATTCTTCTAAGTCTACACTTAAATTATCCAGGTTACAATCAACTAACGTAACATCATAACCTAATAAGTGAGGGGTAGATACATCTGTTGCCCAGCTTAAGTTAGGTACAACAACTTTGTTGTTTTTTAAACGAGTATATGACGTAGGTTTATCTTCGCTCATATACTTTAAAGCGGCTAACATTAATAAAATTGCAGAAGAACCAGAGTTTACATATACACTATACTTCGTACCTATCTTTTTAGCCCAGTTATCTTCTAACTTTTTGGTGAGATCTCCTTTAGTTAGACGGGGTAATGGTTCTTGAGACAACCATTCGATTAGACTATCTATATCTTGTCTATCGATAGTGTCACTAACAAGGCTAATTTTATTTTCTGGCATTATCAAAATTATTAGTAAACCATTCTACTGTTTCTTTTATACCAACATCTATAGGTGTGAATTTAAAATCTGGTAGAAGAGATAATAATTTTGAATTGTCAGATGGCTTTCTAAATTGACCCTCTGGCTTCGTTGTATCAAATATTACTTTCCCTGTAAAACCCATAGCGTCAACTATTAAACCAACTACATCTTTAATAGAAATCTCGTGAGATGTAGAAAAAATAATTGACTCTGGGTCATCATAATTATCTAACGCCCAATTAATTAGTTTTCCTATATCCTTACTGTATATAAACTCTCGTAAAGGCTCACCAGAGCCCCACACCTCTAAATTTGTATTGTTTTGTTTAGCGATATAACACTTGTGTATTAATGACGGTAATACATGACCATTATCAATATCAAAATTATCATTAGGTCCATATATATTTGTGGGTACTACACATGTATAGTTAACATTATATTGTTCTCTATATACTTCAGTCTGGACATCTAGCATCCTTTTAGCATAAGCATAACCATAATTCGACTTATGCGGGGCACCTAAATGAATTTTTTTCTCTGTAAGAGGGTATTCAACTTTATCAGGAAAAATACATGTAGATAGTATTGAGACAACCTTTTCTACATTGTTAATTCTACACGACTCTAATACATTAGTGTTAATTCTAATATTGTCATAATAAAACTCTCCTTTAGCTCGCATGTTCCCACCAACGCCACCGACTCTTGCGGCAGTATGAACCACGTGAGTTGGTTTGTGGTTTTCAATAAGTTTATTTGTTTGATCCCAATCCCTTAAATCTGCATCTTTAGTGCCAACTTTTATGTCAGCTTCAATGGCTGTACCTACTAATCCAGTACCTCCAGTAACTAATACTTTTTTCATTTCTAGTATTTACTTGTATACACGTGATCTTTCCACGCCGAATAGTTTGAGAGATCTGTATACTTCCACGAACCGCCGGAGTCTTTATTTACTTTAGGTAAATTATTAAATAGCTCTATACCTCTTGCTGCTTGTTCTGGAGGCATGTAGAAATTCCAACCAAGCATATCAATATCATCTATAGAATCATGTGGTACGCGATTATTTCTACCTTCATATCGAGCGAGCTTGAACCACTCTACAGCGTTTTTATTATCTGTTAATATCATACCCCCTTTCGCTATAGGTAATATTTTTCTAATATGAAAAGATAAGCACTGAAACGTACCTTTAACATACATATTTTCTGTAAATCTTGTAGCACTATCTACAACCGGGAAGGGATCTAATGAGTATACCCCAGACCATTCTTTGTCTTCAAAAATAATTTTACAACCAGCATGAATAACTAATCCAGGAACCGATAAATAAGTTTTTTTTGGTAATCTAATATATCCTTTTGCTTTCAAGTACTTCAAGCACAAAAACATAGCATTAGTACAACTATCTACAGATACTGCATATTTACTACCAGCGAATTTCGCAATTTTATCTTCAAACGCATCAACTACATCCCACGGGTCTTGTATATCATAACCTTCTTTATTAAGACCTGGTATTACATCATTTAGATCAGTAAACATTATACAATATCGTAATAACCACCGATCGCGAATTTGTTCTTCATAGTGGCGCTTTCTAAATCATAAGATTCGTCGTAATTCACAGGCGGTATTACTCTGAAATCAAAACTACACCGTGTCTTACCAGTATCATTATATTTGTTGAAATGTCTTTGCCTGTTACCATAAAACATTAGTACATCGCCGTAATCTAAATCAACTGATTTAAAGTCTCCTAATCCTGGTATTGATTCTAAGTACATAGAATTATTACCATAAGCTTTAGTTAGCGGCATAAAAATATTAATTTCCCCCGGTGGGTGTTTGTGTAGCGCGTCACCATCGTAATGAGGTATATACACAGCCTTTCCTCCTGGTTGACACACTCTGAAAGAAGGCAATTTTTGGTAAATAAGTTTTTCTTCATCTACAAATAGAGGCTTGAGAAAGTTTTGTATAAACTTTTTATATAAACTAACAAATTCTGGATATCCTTCCCTTATTTTATTGTAAAATGTTTTATGCCAAACTGAATCTGTATCTGCGCCAACAGTACCTTCTTTATGATCTAAATTATCATCAAGTTCATTCAGTTTTATATCGTAAAGATCTTCTACTAATTCCTTAAACGGATATTCTTCTTTGTTAAAATTAAGTACTTTCATTTTTTATAGAATACATATAACCCTCTATACGGGAATATGGCAAATTTTTAGTTAAATTATTTGGCAAATCGACAAATTGATAGTTTGTAAAATTATTTTCAGACATAATATCTTCAAATTTAAATTTAGCGCGATTTAAATTATTATTACCTAATATAATACCTCCAGGCACAACGTTATTAATAAACCATTTGTGGGTATGTATTTTAAGATCAGGAGTATGTACCATGCTACCAATGTCGTTGTGAGCAAATGCGATAGGTATATTATCCTCTTCACCTAATTCATAACAATTTTTAATACGAATATTAGAATGATCAGAAGGGTTGAATAAATCAAACCCTATACATCTATCTCGACCGTACTTTTCGCATAATAAATCAAACGACACACCTCGCGCTGTTCCTGCAACAACTATATAACCTTCTTTCGGAATATCTAAATTAAAAACTATATCTTTATAAAATGTATTTACATAGTAATTACTACCAAATTGATCGTGTTCATCAAACTCGGTGTTATTAAACCAAAAGTCAAATGTGCTAGCGTCCTCTTTTAACATATAAAATAATCTTTAGTATTATATGATGGGTCTGACCTTAATGCAACTATAAATTTATTTAAAAGATTATCAGGGTTAATGTATTTTTTTGCTATTTCGAAGTTTTTATTAATATGTGGTAACATGTCCATATATTTGGAGAATGTTAACTTATCTAGTATATTATCTAACTCTTCAATCTCATTAAATGTAATAATACCTCTCTCATCAAAGAACTCTCCAATATTATTGCACCCTCTATATATCGGTACATTGCCTGTGATAAAACAATCTATAATTTTTTCTGTATAATAGTTTGTAGCAATACTGTTTTCCATGGCAATAGAAAAACAATAAGGGTTAAGAGAGAAGGATTTAAGATTAAGCTGACCAGATGATGTACCGGTACCGAATAAATTAATTTTTTCTTTATATTTTGTCGCGACTTGGCCACGAAGAGTACGATCCAACTCTCCTTTATTGGAATAAATCATAGATAATAAATTAGTCTTAGTATGTACTCTATGAGATTCTTGTTCTATACAAACCCAGTCAGCTGCTAAAAACTTATATTTATCTGGATTTTTGCGTAAGAGATAATCATCATGTGTAAAAATAAAGTTTAATTTATTCTCAAGTAACTCTACATTTTTATAATCATTAGGATGATATGCTCGCGGTTCAATAAGCCAGCCAACTTTAATATTACTATCAACCCTATCAATAATATTTTCAACTAAACACCTATCAGTAAAAAAGGTAACATCTGCACTATCTTGCTTTTTTGTCCATGTGATATTTTGTTCGTAATTAATTGCTATAGAGCTATCACGTACACCACAACGCAAACCCGCCTCCTTTAAGTTAGAACAGTGCGCAATTTCATGATCCCAGATATTATATACTATTCCCATACTGCAGAAAATTCATCTAATATAATATTTTTATATTTTTTATAGAATTTTTTCTTATTGACTTCATAATTTCCGTTGAAGTGATCGGTGTTTACAATGTTTTGATCAAACGTGGTTTTTTCTTTTGTTTGTTTGATACTTGTTTCTTCACAAATCTTAGATAGTTTGCTTTTATCAACCTTACGGTTTAAGAATGTTAAAATTTTGCTAAAAGTACCCACGGTATCAGATTTTAACTCTTCGTATTTAACGAAAATAATGTCTTTGATATCCTTGTTGTTAAATAACCACCTATCTAAATGATTAAAATATTCCTCTACAATTTGTTCAACATTGTCTGTATCTTTCCAATCCATACCTTCATATGTTAATTGAGAGAATATAGTATCTACAGGGTTACGATATAAATATATTACTTTGTCAAAATTACCGGTAATCCCTTCCACTCCTTGACCTACAATCCGATCGTGAAGATGGTACCCCCAATAATTATCGCAATCAAAAAATGTAGTTGGGCGACAGTACTCATCTAAATACTGCTCTAAAACTAATCGTACCCAATGACTACCGGTACGTGGGTACGAAACTAATTGAGGTAATGTGCGATCATAATTTTTTTGTGAATCATCCATTTAAATTGAAATCCATTGTTGAGGTATTATATCTTTTGTTGTGAAATTTTTATAGGCAGGTCCAAACCAATTAGTAGGCGCGACCACCCGCTTATCATTGTATGTGTTGAGCCAAGCGCCCCACCAACTAAAACTACTATTAACTATAACATTGTGTTTACACTTAGACATAGAATATAGGTCAACAAAAGGATTAACATTTTCACTAAAATAAACATCTTTATTATTTTTAAAAGACTGCTTACACCATTCTATGTCATCAGAGAAAAATAAGTAGTTTTTATTTTTTGTATTTTTTATTGCTTCTATATAATATTCTGGCGGTTGTATCGGGTGATGCTGAGTTCTCTTGAGAAAATCTCCTCTCCTTACGTGTATTGAGGTGGTCTCTTCTGGTTCTATATTTAAATTATTAAAAAGCCTTTTACTATCTTTAATTATATGTTCTTTAAACACTAAATTATCTAAGATTAAAGATCTACAAAAATTAAAATATTTTTCACTTTGAAAATATCCGTGCAAATTAGTGTTGTCACTAATATCAAAAATAGTCGGTTGGTAATCCATACCATTGTATTCAAAAGTATACTCTGTGGTGTCTTTTTTTAATATATCGGTTGTAATATCAAACCCGTCAAAAATAGAATAGTTATAGTTATCATAATCTCTTTCATAATATGTTTCATTTTTAGGTATCGAAATATTATAACCTGTTTTATAACCAACCCCTAATAAAGTCGCGTATTGGAATAGACTATTGCCTAAATTACCAAACCTACCTAATTTGCGAAATGTTATCATCTAGATTTATTACGGTTCCACCTGCTTAATTGATACTCTGTATTATCTACCATTAGTTCAGCTGGTACAATGTCGCTAATAGAAGTATTTTGTACACAAACTATAGGGTTTATAGCTATACACCGTTCACGAGCAAAACTACGGCTATAAATTACATCTATAGGTAAAACTCTCGCCAAGCGATTATCTTTTACGTAATATTCTGGGTTGTCAGGTATTTTTGTTCCAATTTTCTCAATAACCGTTCTACTATAACCAACGCTTTGAGTACCTAATACAGGTCCAGTTGGTCTGTCTAGGTAAGTAGACACTGTTTGTAACTTGTCGTTATACGTACCACCTAAGTAAAACAAACCCCAATCAATATTGTTTACCTCTTCAAGCAACTTATCATAGTTAATGGAATTAATATGTTCTGGTATGAAATTAATATCATCTTCTAATACTAAAATGTTATTGTAATTATTTTTTATAGCATCAATACAGCAATTAACATGACTCAGTACACACCCTAAATGACCTAAGCTAGAAGTATTGGTAGTATTATTAAGGACATCGGTATATTTTTCTTTTAAGAAAACACCTGATTGTCTTTTAAAGTTGATATTGTACTTTTTGAGTAAACTATTAACTTCATTAAGCCTATCTGTCCTATGATCTAGATTAATAACATATATCTGATCAAAGTACTCATTTAAAAATTCGTCAAATTTCATTTATAAATTCTAAAGCAACTTTATTTTTATCAAATTTATCTAAATCCTTTTCAGTGTGCCAATATACTTTTTTAATTTTACCTGTTTTATCTACATCGAACTGTAAGACTCGCTTACCAGCTAACAAACCTTCTATAGAAGTACGACCTAAAAATATACCAGAAACAATGTCACACTCTTTGTAAAGAGTCTCTACATCCCATCGTGGTTCTTGAGTCGCAAAATTCGGATGTACAGTACTATAATCATTTCTACCAACATGTAATACTTTAAAATTTTGTTTGACAGATAAATCTAATAAGTACCTTAAGGGTTGATAGCGTAGATAATCTAGACTACCTGGAAATAATACTACCTTTTCTTTATTTTTGTTTTTCTTTTTACAATTTTTAGGGTTGAACCGCTTTAAATCAAACGGGTTGTAAATTAATTTTATAGGTGTATTACTAGGAAGCAAAGGATACAGGGATAGATGCTGCTGGTAAACAGACTTAATATAATCAACTATAGAAGGTCTTATACCTACATATAAGTCAATCTTATCATTTATTACTGGTTGCTCTAAATCTATAACCTCAGAGTGTATGACGTTAATAACTTTTTTAGCGTTTACGTCCTTAATATATTCCCATATAATTCTACCATGAGAAAATATAAGTAAGTCATAATTTTCTTTAGTAATTATATCTTTTGTAGGGAAAGAAATATCTGTAGTTTTATTTACTAATGGTCCATTAGTAAATTGAGAGTATATAGACACATCATGCCCAGCATCTCTTAAAGCAGTACCTAATTCATAAAAATATATCTCTGATCCAGTAAACTCTCTATAAGATAAACACGCGAGCAATATTCTCATCATATATATTTTAGTAGTATAATTGAAAAAATCAAATAAATATTAATATATGGCAAGAAAAGGAAGGGTTACGCCTATGTCTAAAACACAGCAGGTTGGTGCTAGAAAAATTTCAAAAAAGACAAAAATAAACGATACCGAAATTGCAGAGAGTATTGAAAAAAATACATTTTTAAGTTTTAATATTTCTCAAAAGTACACACTAACTCAAGCACACGATGAATTTCTAGATATATGTTTTAAAGAAGCATGTAAAATGTGTATGATTGACGGTCCTGCAGGTTCAGCTAAAACTTATCTAGCTGTTTTTGTAGCTTTACAATTATTACGTACTCAAAAAATAGAAGAAATTGTATATATACGTAGTGTTGTAGAATCAGCTTCTAAGAGTATGGGTTCCCTCCCGGGAGAGGTAGAGGAGAAGTTTCTTCCGTGGAGTTTACCCCTTTTAGAAAAGCTTAATGAGCTATTAGACAAGCCAACTATAAACAATTTAATGGCTGAAGGGTATGTAAAGTGTGTACCTGTTAATTATACAAGAGGTTTAACGTTTAAAAACGCATGCGTTATTATAGATGAGTCTCAAAATTTAACTAGAGAGGAATTAACTACAATTTTAACTAGATTTGGAGAAAATTCTAAGTATATTGTAGTTGGAGATACTCAGCAAAGCGATATTGGTAATAAGTCAGGCTTTAAAGCTATATTTAACGCATTTAATACTGCAGAATCTAAAGAGTTTGGATTATTTGGCTTTAAGTTTACTGAACTTGAGATCGTACGCTCAGAGATATTAAAGTATATTGTTAAGGTATTAGAAAAATTAAAGATGAAACGTTAATGCTTTACGCATTCTCTCTAAGAGAGTACGTTTATTTTGACCGGTTTCTACTAAACGAGCATATTCAGCTTTAAATGCTTCGAGAAATTCTGGTGATAATTCTAATTTACGAGGATAAAAAGAACGAACCTTTTTAATCATATATTTCTCACAAACCTTATCATACTCTTTCATTTAAGTATTTAATCGTTTGTGCTTGTCTTTGTACTTTTCTATTTCTTTTTTGAGTACAGAACCTTCTTCTGGGTCGACTTTATCCCATAAGTCGTTCATTTTTTCCATTTCTTGTAGAGTATCTTCATCTATAAGATTACCAGGCTGGAGTGCATCTCCTTCTGCGTCAATATATAATTTAATTATCTCTATTCTCTCTCTGCGACCACCAAACACTTCAATAATAGCTGGTTTGTCATCAACTACAAAAATATTTGTTTTAGGATTATGTTCGTGATCTCTATGTACAGCTTTAAAAATATAGTCGATTTCTTCAATTATTTTTTGATTAGTATCCCTTACTCCGTCTTCGACTATATCAATAGGAGCCGCTTTAGTTATAGGCACAAAAAAGATAATATCTAAGTTTCTAAAACTCTCTCGAACTAAAGGCAAACACGAACTAACAAACTCTTCGTCAATATCATTACCTTCTTGTTCACATGCCCACATACTATAAACTAAATTATCCAAAGGACAGCGATCAAAAAGAACATTATCCCCTTTGCGGTATTTCTGTTGCTCTTCAATCTGAAAATCTAGGATTTTACGCTGAGTTTCTTTGTTTGTTTTAGAAGAATGTTCTAAATTATTTTCAGCGATAATATCTCTATAAGTCTTTTCTGGAGTAGTATAGCTTGGCCACTGTTCTAAGAAATCCTTAACTAAAGTCGACTTACCTTGACAAGATGTACCGCTGATTGCAATCCTCATACTTCTATTTATCTGTTAATTGTAATTTTTCAATAATTTGAGTTGTAGAAAGACTATTGTATTTTTTGAGAATTTTTATCTCTTTGCAACAACTAAGAATAGTCTCTCTCTCACATTCAGGTAGAGTATCTATAGTATAATCTCCACCTTTAACATATATGTCAGGACGTACCTTTTTTAAAAAACCGCGGCAATCAATACTATCAAATATAATAACTTGATCTACACTCTCTAATGCAAGAAGAACCTCAGCGCGATTTTGTTCAGTATTATATGGTCTATCTTCTCCTTTAAGTTGTCTAACACTCTTATCTGAGTTTAGACCAACAATAAGCTTATCTCCTAATGACCTAGCTTCATTTAAATATTGAACATGCCCAGCATGGATAATATCAAAACAACCATTAGTAGCAACTATTCTCATACCTTCAACGCCATATCCCACACAAGTAAATGTAATCTAGGACTAAAATTAAAGCGATACTTTTTAGCTAACTCTGCTACCATAGGAGCCTTCTCAATATGCTCAGCTCGACTACCAGCACAAGGCATTAACCAAACCCTACCGCTAGGTATATCAAACTTATCTACATATCTTTCTAATACTTCATCTAAATCTGACTCTTTATCTATAACAAACTTGAAGCCAGAGCCTTGATTAGCATGCCATTCCAAT